GCAAGCAACCAGCAAGTTAACTCTTAGCATACCGTTCAAGCCAACCCAGCCATAATAGCTAGAGGCAATTGCGGTTTGAGCAAAGCCAACCATGTTAAAACCCAAAGCCGCAGCATTTGTGGTGGTTACAGGCACGGCTCGCATAACAGGAGTAGTACTCGCTGAGTCTGCATAGGTGCTCATAATCACCGCATCAAATGCGGCAATGGTGGATTCGGCGCGTACAAACATATAAACGCCGTTGTTGGAGGTGTTGACCCGACTACCAGGGGTAACGGGAAACAGTGATGTCGAGCCTGCACTTGTTGACGCATAAGTAGCCGTCAAGTCAATGCCGATTTTGCCGTCTGTGACGTAATCTGCCATGATATTTGCTCCTTATTCAGTCATCACGCCTTGGAACTGGAGTCCCGAGGCGGTCATGTTGCCAGCCCAGCCGATCAAGCGCACGATGGCATCTTGGTTGGTGGACATACGCTCATCACCAATCGGAACAAAGTTACGATTTGTGTGAGGACGGAAGAAAATGTATTTTGTGTTCAAGAAATAACCGGTAGATGTCGGAATATTACCGCCGATACCACCATCAAGAACAACGTCTGCATTCATGTACTTGGAAGCAACAAAGCCGAGTTCAGCCATTTTGCTCGATCCTGGGAAACGCTGAATGTTTTGCAAGGACGCCATAAAGAAGCCCCAAAAGTTGTTGTCCAACAGGATCAAATCAACTACGTCAGAGCCGCGACTTGTCTTTGCATACAAACGGTTAAAACCGGTCTGAATGTTTGAGCTAGATGCGGATGCACCTAAGTCTGTAGAGAAGTCAAAAGTCTGATTACGCCAAAATGACCATGTAGCGCGGTCAATACCACCGACCACACCGGTAGAGGGCGATGCAACCACCATAGCTTGCAAACCGGTGATTTGCTTACCATTGTTAGCCGTACCGTCCGAATAAATACCGGTAGAGATCAAGTTTTCAATCGATGCCTCGGCAACGTCCAAACGTGCGTCAAACAGATCAATGATCTGCTCTTCGCCGCTGTTTTGGAGCATCTCCAAGCCATTGATGGTAACTGCCACCGCTGCTTGTTTGATGGGAAACTGAGCCGCCGAGATAACGTCCGCAGGGCTGATGTCTAAGACTTCAGCGCCCGAGTAGTACATAGCGGTTGAGTTTGCTTGAAATGACAATTCTTGCAGAATGGATGAACCACCCGTGAAAGGCTTGTAGCGACCTTTCTCACGCAGGCGAGTGAGCAACGCATTGTTTTTGGTCACGTTGTCGGCAACAATGCCCGATCGTGACTCAATTGTGGTTGCTAACACGTCCGAGTAATTACTATTGGCGTATGCCATGATTTACTCCTTTTTAATTCACCTGCCGCAGCGCATTGGCAATGACGGCACGGCGATCCGTTTGATTGACTGCACCCGAAATGGCAGCACTAGGCGCTCCCCTCACTTGTACAGCCGCTTGTTTTGCTTTCTGAACTTGATTCTGCGCGGCGTAGCTTTGTTGCTGTTGAGCATATAAACCTTGTGCCAACTGTGGATCAAGCCTTACGGCGGTGTCATATGCTATTTGCAATTTCTCGCGTTCAGACATATGACCAATGTCCCCTAGAACTTGCGGCGCTTGTAGAAGCGACAACATACGATCTTGGACTGCCTCAAAGTGTGCGTTTGCGGGGTCGCCTGCAAACTGCTGGATTACCGAGAGTGCTCGGTTTTCATTCTGTTTCTGCGCCTCATACTGGCTTTGCGTGATGTGTGCCGTAAGCTGCTGTACTTGTTGCGCTAATTGATTGTAGTGCGAATCTTGTTGCGGTGGTGCTTCGCCGCCAAAGTAAGCCGCCACTTGATCCAAAGGAATTTGGAACTGTTGAATCATTTTTGCAACCGCTTGAGACTTTTGTTGCGGTGTACCCGTTCTTAACAATGCCGCCGTTTGGAGCAATGGGCCAATTGCCGTTGCCGCCGTAGCGTTTTCGTTTCTGAGCATCCACTCATAGGGTTGGAATAACTCGGTAATTGCCCGAGCCTCGGCATCCCTTTGTTTGTAGGTGCTAATGCCCTTTTCGTAGTCTGCATCCCGCTGGGCAAAGGCTTGCTGTAGTTCGGCTGGCGCTTTTTCCCAATGCTCTTTTAGCTCAAGGCGCAAGCTTTTAGGCATCTCAGCTCTTGGCTTTTCAGCCATTTGCGGCGCTTGGGTTTGGTCGGTTGGGAACTTGGGAGCAAACTTACCCCCCTCACGAGGTTGGGTGGCGGCGTGTTTGCCACGGTTTGTCGGCGCTTTGGTTAATGCCTCACGGATCGTATCGGCTCGGCTTTGCGGCTCTATAGGCGCTGTTTGGGGCGCTTCTACCGCTTGGGTTGGAGGTGCTGGCGTTTCTATCGTGTCGGGTGCGACAACTTCGTTTTCCATCACTTCATCCTTTTCATTTGATCCAAAGTCATTTTAATCATTTCCTTACGCTCTGGCATTGGGCGATTGTGTAGCCGGTTTGCCATCTCTACGTTAAGGTTAGACATCTTAACAGGTGAAATTGGTGCGCCTGGTCGATCAAACTCCTGCACCGTAGCCAATTGCCCCCGCAGCCGGTCTCGGTGAACTTCTTTTTTCTTGTTCCATTCAGCTTGTGCATATTTAACATCAGAATGTCCCATCTCAATCGAATCGGTGCGCTTTAGGTGCTCACGCCATTGTTTGCGACCCTCAATCATCACACCATCGGGCGATCTAAAAGGCTCAATGTCGCCTCTTACCGAGGCCATAGATTCTTCTCGGTACTCGCCCCTTGTGACTTCGTAGGCTTTGCTGCCATCGGATGGATAAACCCAAGTACGCTTCATATTGTTGTTACCACCACTTGTTCAATTGCATTAGCAGCCGACATTTGCTCGCTCAGCATGGTTTGATCAATCCGAGCTTTTGCCGTAATTTCAGCCACCATGATTTGAGTCTTTGACTCCAATTCTGCTTTAAATCGTTCATATTCTTCTCTCCCTGACATTTCTCTAGCTTTAATTTGTAATTCGTTATTTTGCTTGGCAACCTCAAACTCGGCTTTCATTTGCGCCAATTGCATTTCGGCTTGTGTCTTAGCTTGGTGCATCTGCATTTCAAGCTGCGCCTTGCCTTGCTCAATTTGAGCTTGGGCTTGCATTTTCATTTGCTCGGTTTGTGCCTGTGCTTGCAACTTCATTTGTTCACCTTGCGCTTGTGCTTGCATCCGCATTTGCTCGGCTTGTTGCTCGGCTTGCATTTGCATCATTTCGGGCGGTGGGCTGGGCGGTTGTTGTTTTGCCGCATCCGCTTTGTCTTGCAAGGCTTTCATGGCTTTTTCTACTGCGCTCTCCAACCCTCGGCCTGCCCTGAATCGGCGCACCAAGAACAATAGCATCTCGGAGGCCATAGGCAATGTCTCGGGCGCTTGGGTGATCATGGGAATAGCTTCACGCAAGAATGCACCAATACCTTGGATAGCCTCTAAAGCGCCTTGTTTTTCTGCCTGCTCATCAATCTGAGCCAAGCTATCGGCCTCGACCGCAATATGAAAGTCCCGAATGGTGCTATCGGACAACATTTGCAACGCCGCTTGCAACATTTGCGGGTCTTGACCATCCGGCGTGTTCATCACACCCGACATTTCAACAATCAACTCGGGCGGGTAAAACTTACAAATAACTTGCGCCTTGAGCTTGAAAATGTCGGTTGCAAACTTAGCCACATCGCCTTGGCTACTCTTTAACCGCAAGCTTCCAAAGTTAGCCTTAAGCTGTTGAGCACCGAGAGTTTCTTGGGCTTTGGACGATCCACGCAAAATGTCCGATATGCCCATGATTTCGTAAATGGACTGCTTAACTTGCTCCCTCGCCGCATACAGCTCACGCAAGGTAATAATGATCTGCGAGGTGTCCATCATGTCGATAGCGCCTTTTAAGCCGCCTTTTTCCGACATTGCCGCCCATGCGGTGACGGGGAATAGCTTGTTGTCTACGCCCTCGCTAAACATCCTAGACAACTCTTTAAACTCGGCATTGAACACGCCAACCGCTTTGCAAGCTTTGGTTAACAAGTAGATGCGTTGCGTCAAGTTATCTAATTCTTGCGCTTGATCCTCATACTCGCAATAGTCGGGAACGGGAATCATTGTGCCGGTGGTGGTGGTTGCCATCAGCGGTTTGGGGCATGGGAAGAACTCATCAAGCTCTAGCGGGTCATCCCTTTCATCTAACGCTTGTGGATAACCTTTAGCAATCCAACAAACCTTTGCCGTGCGCTTGTTCCAAATCTCATAGACCATCGCCTTTTTGTCGTAGGTCATTTTGGCGGTCATGGGGTTTTTACCGTCCATGTCGGTGTTTGAGCTAGTCAGGCTGACGTTTTTAAATACGTCACCAAAACGCTTAACGCCCTCTTCTTTGGTCATGTAGACCGCCCGAGCTACCCACCAAACCTCATCCCATGTCCGAGCTGGTGAATGCAAGAAGTCAGCCCAATAGACGTAATCAATTGGACTGTGCGCCGCATCAATGCGCTCGGTAGGGTCTTCCACCGTTGTGTAAACCTGTGGCTCTTCGGTTTCATCCAAAACGCCATCATCATCGGGTCGATCATTGACAATGACAGGCTCGTAGCGAATCCATGCCGTACCGCGACCAGGCAGCAATCGGTCTTGCACCGCGCCACTCATTGCCGCATCAAAGTCACCAAATTGCGTGGTTTCATACTCCATCACACGCTCAAGCATGGTTGATGCTAGCCGACCCACGGGGTCTTGATCCATATACCGGCGTGACACCTCGGGCTTGGCTTGGCGACCGTACAAGGCGGGGTAAAGCACTTGGATGTTTGACCATAGGATGTTGAACTTCATCCGTGGCATCTCTATAGCGTCACGTTCATCCCGATACCGCTTAACAACCTTTAAGCCGCGCTTTTCCCACTTATCAAATATTTTGATTGCGGCTTCAATTTGATCGTGCCAATAAGGGCCTACATCTTCACCCTCATATGCGCCGTTTTCTTGGTACATGGCTAGTTACCGCTGGCAAAGAAGAACGTCACATCTAGCGTACCGCCCTCGGTTGCGTGTAGGCTTGTCCCAACATTGGCGGGGAATCGGTGAAACCCAATTGCTGGCGTAATCGTGCCGGACATAACCGTGCCGCTTGCGCCACCGTCTTTAAGCACTAATGTGCCTGCGGTTGTACTGTTAATGTAAAACCCAAGCAATTGGCAAGGGCCTGTTGTTACATCTCCTGTTGCGGTGATGTTTTTGTATCCACCGACTTCTGCAACTGGCTGACTCATATACGCTCCTCTTTATGTTGTATCTCGTAGTCCCACAGCTCATCAAGTGTGATGGTTTGCAGGGTCTTGCCCTTGGGCGGTGTCTCGTCTTTTGCCTCTTGTTTATAGGCTACTGCTAACATTCTAAACGCATCTGCGGGGTGTGAGCACCAATCATGGCGTGGAGTTTGACGAAAAGTTTTCTTATCTTCATCATATTCCCGTTGATATTGCCTTAACGCTTCTAGCCCCTCATCACACCGGTAGTCAAAATAACAGCTTGGCAGAATCATCCGCACTGCTTGGATGCCGTCTTGGATGCCAATCTCAGGCACGATGGCTAATTTGCTCATGCCACCAAGGTGTGCAGCCAACTGTTCAACAATAGACTTACCCCCTGAAGCAAGCGTCTTTGCCCTTGCGTCATGAGGTAGGTAATGGCGGGTGTATCGATAGCCCTTGGCGTTAACCGCATTGGCTATTTCCTCTATGCTTGCGCCACTTACAGCGTAATAGTCCATTACCCTGACCTCGCCCCTGACAACCTGATACCACCAAATGGCGGTGTCATCCCGATAACCTAAGTCCCATGCGGTGTAAACAGGCGATTCAGGCTCAAAGGGTAGCTCACGAATCCTGCCCTCATCTTGAGCCAAACGCATTTCTTGCCCATAAAACGCCCCAAGAATAGCCGCATCAAAGCTGCACTCATACTCTTGGTCATACTGATCTTGGCTTAACTGTGACCGAGCCGCCTGCAATTCTGAATCGGGCAATAGGTTAGACACCGAGGCGGGTAGGCGTAGCAGAAACCAATCCGGCACTACTTGGCTGACCTTGTAAATGTCATGAAACTGGTTTTTGCCCTTTGGCGTACCCCCGAACACCGCCCAGCCCATAGCGCTAGACAAAGTAGGTCTCACCACATTACCCCACACACTTGGCTTAAAGTCGCCGTATTCATCAAGGTACACGCCGTTAAATCCCATGCCCCGCATGGCATCGGCATTGTCCGATCCAAACAACATGATCTTTGCGCCGTTCACCAGCTCCACCGATAAATCGGATTCGTTTGTGGCTTTAGTCACTGGTGAGGCGTAATGCTTAAGGTAATCCCATGCGACCCGTTTGGCTTGGCTACGAAATGGGGCAATGTAAGCGTATTGGGCGGATCGATTGCCCTCGGTTATAGCTCGCTTAATTAGGTCATTGATTGCCGCTACGGTCTTTCCCGCCCTACGATGGGCAACCAAACAAGACCAGCGCTCAGTCCTGTTATGGAATGGCATGAATGCCGCCCTTGGGCTGTAAGGCAAGATTACTTCACGCCGCCCCATGTCACCACCATTTCTACCGGCCCCTCGTCTTTGCCAGTGATCTCCGTTCTAGCTAACTTGGGTACATGGTATTCAACCACCGATTGGAATAACTCAAAGGCTTTGGCAGGGTTGGGTTTGATGTCATGCTCGGGAACGCCCATAGCGACCTCATCAAGCCATTGTGCGAGTCGGTGGGCATTACCATCCACAAACATTGCTATCGCCTCTCTAGCCTGCGCTGTGACCTTATTAGGCGTACCTACGATGCGACCGCCCGCTTTCTTTCTAGTTTTAACTACTTTAGTTTCAGTATTCATAATAAAGCATTACGTTACTCCGTTGGTACGGGGTATCTTAACTCTTGAGGGGTTGCAAATGTGCTTTGTCCCATGCCCATGCGTTTTTGGGCATAGTCTTGTGCTTTCTTGATTATTTGTGGCGTTGGCTCTAGTCCCGCTTTTAGCCAATCAAGCTCTTGCTTGGTAAGGGTTGGCACAATCAATGGATTAGATACTAGCTTGCCGTCTTGCTCATAGGCGCTTGAAAGCTCGGTCATTGCGCCACCTTGATTTGTTGGCACTTCGCCAAAGTAGCCTTTGCCCTTTACCGTGCCTTGGGATATGTCTTGCTCTTGCTCTAGGTTTCTCATGCCATATGGGGCTAGTCCATCCTTGCGGCTAATCGCTTTGGCTAGTAGGCGGTAATCGGGCTTTGCTTTGTAGTCATCCATCGACAAGCTCCCTCATTTTAATTAAGCCATTCATCATACGGCTTTTAGTGTTAAACCATTGCTTGCTAAAGTCACAATTTTGATAATGGTCAAACTCGGGAATGCCTAAAGTAAAGTGGGCAATCTTGGCGTTCTTGTTCTCTTGCTCACCTACTAGCACGTTCCATTCTTTCGGTAAGTCACCGATAAGTGAGTCAGGCAACCAACCGAATCGGTGAAGCTCTGCGCCTGTGTGGTCATCCACAAATTCGGGTGTCAATACCTTGTTTCTTGGGTGATCGCAATTCCAAAGTATTAAACTAGACCAATTCTTTCGGGGGTAGTCCCGATTTGCCGATTCCATCGGTGTGCCAATGTATTTCTTTAGATGCTTGGTCTGGTATTCATGCTTGACCACTTGCACCGCTTTAGTCGGGTCAAACAGCTTGCTCAGGTTGTCAATGTTTGCCAACATCAGCATATCGCTTGCGTCCAAGAATATCGCCCTGCCGCTGAACTTAGTGAAGTAGGGTACAAGAAACCGCTGATAGGTAAATGCGCTTGTGCCGTCCCGCTGTGTGCCGTACAACGGCGTTATGGCAACCGGCTCGCTAGTGCGCTCAATCAGGCTTTGGCAAAACACATGGTAACCAACGGCTTCCCGAGGGTCATAGCCAGCAAATATCCTGATCATTATTTCCCTTAAAAAAAGCAGGGGTCAAAGCCCCTGCAAAGAAGACAACTGCGCTTCGATTGTAAACGAGGGAATAGGTACGTCAATGGGCCAAACGCCTTGGATGTAAAGTTTTTTTACCGTTGCCATATGCGCTTGTTGCCACTTTTCTTGCCGTTCTTCTCGGCTTAACTCTTTGCCTTGGTCAATCTCGTAATGGCATTTAAGGCACAAGGCCGCCACCAAGTTGTCATCAGCCTTAACCCCTTTACCCTTACCGCCGCCCCAATTTGTGTGCGCTGCTTGCACCATATTGCCCGAACCGCAAGCTTGGCAGTCAAGTTCCGTTACCAGTTTTAATAGCTTTTTGCTTCTTATGTATTGGTGTTTTTGGAACAATTATTGTCTCCAGTGTGGTAAATCTGTGTTCGTTGGCGCACTCTAACCGCCGCCGCCGTGTGTTTCCCGTTGAAGTTCTTGTTTCTTTAACGATTGTCCAAGTCCCACATTCGGGGCATTTCATTGGTGCGCTTTGTCTTGCATACGATTGGTTGCCTCACGGGTGCGCCAAATCTCTATGTCAAGCCTAGCCGCCTCAATCTCCCACTTTAGCGTTTCTTCTTTTTCAATTGCCGCCGCCAATCCCCTTAACAACTTGGCATAAATGGGGTCGGCATAAGCTTCCCTTTCTTGTGCGTTTGCCGCCTCAAAGCCCATTTCTAACGCATCACGCATTAACAAAGCTTTTTGGCTTTTGCGAAATTCCTCAAGGTAAACCCTTTGGGCTTTAGCCTCACCATATGCGGCGGCTTTGTCTCTAATTTGTTGTGCGGCTTCTTCGGGTTTCATTTTAATACTCCAATCATGCGTAAAGCCGCATCGGGGCTATCAATCCTTACTAACGCACCTCCACACCAACTTTCAAAAAAGTCTCGTTGTAACGGCGTTAAACGCTTCCTAGCGGTGGTTTTGATCTCCACCAAGAAGCTGTGATTTTTGTAGCCGACCAAAAGGTCAACTGGCAAGCTGATAATCCAAACATAAGCGCCAGCATCCCTTAAAACCTGAACAATGGCTTCTTGGTTTGCATCCACTCTTTTAGCGTGTCTCATTCATTCGCTTTCTGAGGTCAACGGCGGCGGCTGATCCACGGCGTTTTTCTATGTCTAAGTAAACCTGCGACCACCATGCCAATGCTTTGATTTTCCCAAGGTCTTTCGCTTTCTTGCGGTATCTCTTCACCCATTCCCGCGCTTCCATTGCCCTCATAGTCTCCAGTAAGTCTAAGCGCTGTTGTGGTGTCAACGTAGCTAAGTTGGTGGGTTTCTTTATGTTGGTCAAGTAGTTTATGAGCTTCTTCTTTTGTCATTGCAATATAACTTTAATTGATTCAAGAACTTGCTTTCTTTCTGCTTTAATAATCTCAACATTTGATTGTTGTTGTGATAAATAATATTGATAAGATTGCTTATCAGAATTAAGAATTTCCATTTTTAATTTTAATTCTTCCCCATCTTTAACAATTTGAAATGGGTCAATTTTGTAACCGCTTTTGTCAATTACTAGTTGGCAACGGTTATCGTAAAACATAAGCACATTGTTCATTACACATTCATAAAATCGGTTAGCCATAAACGCATAGTTGGAATGTGTGTGTTCGTCTTCAAAATAAATTGAATATTTGTAGTCTTTGAGTCTTAGGCCTACTGGCTCAAAAAGGTCAGCCTCTTTTTCAGTCCACATAATTTTTTTAATAAACCTAGCTTGTATTCCTGCATCTTTGTATTTAGCATGGTTTTTTGTTGAAGAACTTAAAACCATATTGAGATTGTTATAATCCATCATGTCTTTAATTCGATGCTTACGAAAAGTACCGTAATAAATTACATCTTCCTTTGGCGTATCCACAGTATTAAAAAACATTTGTTCATCAAAAACAAGAGTGTTTAAGTTAACGGTGTGCCAATTCTGTATCCAATCGTTAAGGGTTAAGCCGTTCATTTTTTTGCGAAGAATCCAACCCCTATAGCCCTCCCTTGGGTTGTTGCATATCATGTGATAAGGCTTGTTACTTTCTAAAAGCCACTTACGCAAAAGAATGTTGTCTTCCATATCGTGGTCGTTTACAAGCCAATACATATCGGCATTAGTGTTTTTTTGTAAAATTTCCAAATATTTGTTGTATTTCATGTAAGGCGAAGAATAGGCACAAACAATTCTGTCGTAATTGTTTTCCAAGGCTTTAACTATTTCTGATTCGTGGCTTACAAAATCACAACCAAGATAGTCACGCAATATCAAAGAATTTTTAACATGAACAATAGAAGTTACTGCATCAGCGGTCATGCGCTTTTCACAAGATTCAATAATTAAAGTTTTCATTAAAAGTTTTCCTTTTCGTACCATTGTTGAATGGACTGAGATTCGGGTTTAACATTCAATGGGCGCTTGTAATCGCTTGAATTTTTTTCCCATTGGTGCTTAGAACACTTGGGTTTTTCGCCCTCCATATGAACCGACCAACGGTTTGGGCAATTATGCACAGAGCACATAAGGCGTTGAATGTCATCAAACGCATCGTCTTTTTGTTGGGTGAACTTAGTGATTGCCATGATATTTTCCCTCTACGATTTTTGCAAAATTGCTAGGTTTAATAAGCCACTCTAAATCGGCAACAAAAGCCCGACCATCTTTGCCGTTAACTCTACCGGTCAAAAATCTTGATTTGCCAACGGATTGGAAGAATTCAGCCCACCAGTTAAGCACATCACCCGATTCAATGGGTTTCTCCAGTGCAAGCTCGGCAGCTACCTCACGCCATCTTTGTCGCAAGTAACCAGCTCGGGTTTCGTTCCAAACCTCCACCCTACGCATTGTTGGCAAGTTTTGGTGATATAGCTCAATCACATTTTTGTGGTCGCATTCGGGTAATTTTTTAATCGGCACTGGCTTAAGTTCACCGTTAGGTGGACATATATAGGTTTTCTCTGTCTCTGCCTCTGTCTCTGCCTCTCTCTCTGGGGTAGCAACTTGCTTGCTATCTGCTAGCGCCTTGCTAGCAACAAGAAAAAAACCTTTATCAATCAAAGGCCCGACACCGTGGTGATAATCTTTTTCCGATATGTGTAATCTAAACATAAGCTCATCTATTGAGCCATCAAAACTACCATTCTTGGATTCGGATGCTAGCAACCACATTAATGGCGCTATCGCCTTGCTAGCAAGTGGCAAGCTCATGTAAACCCTGTCGTTTAGGAGTTCACGGTGCAACTTTATCCACGGCGGCAGACGATTTTTATAGTGCTGAAATACAGCCCAATTTTTGGGTATCAATAACATATAAACCTCACGTTGTCGGTCATCGTTACAAAAAGAAACTGCGGCAGGACGGTAACGAATCGTCTTTTCGGGAGCTACCCTAGCCGTGTTTCAAACAATGTTAAACCACAAACCACTCAGGGCGCAAGTCTCTAAGCTGGCGCATTCGCAGCTCGGGAACTTTTTTCCACAAGCACACCGCCGCCCTAGAAATCCTTAATATTCGAGCAAGCTCACTCTGTGAGCCTGCCAAATGTACTAATTCTTGTTTTGTCATAAGGGGATTGTAAAGCCTAATTAACAATTAAGCGACATTAGGGAAACTCCCTATAAAAAACCATTGACTATTTGTTTAGTTAGCTTAACAATGCACCCATGCCCCAGCACAACGCACAGGGTCTTTTAGGAGTAAATATGTTTGAAATAGAAAAATATATAAAACCTACCAATTGGTCGCAAGTCGCCCTTTGGATTGTATCGGTTACCGCCATCGTGGTGGTTGCTCTCGACCTATTTGTTTGGAGAGCATCATGCTAGATGACGGTGATGAAGGTGAATTTATTACCTATGTAATATGGGATGAAGTCACCGTCAAATGGTCTTGGTCTGAGCCTGAAGATTACGAAATAGATGGCTATTTTGACATTTTTGTTTTTAAAGATGGCTTAGACATTACCTATGACATATCCAAGCTGCATTACAAATGGATTGAAGCAGAGGTAAAAAAATACGCAGGCTATGAGCCGCCTAGCCACCAGCGTGTCGCATCAGTCATCAACAGTTTAGCTAACAACAGTTTTTAAGGAATTACATGAAATACGCCCTTTTACTCTTGGCGCTAGTTGGTTGCGCCAGCGAACCTAAGTTAACCGAACAACAACTCATTATGGATAAACAAATCCAATCAATGGGTCGTAGCGAAGTGATTGACGCTATCAAGCAATGCGAAACCTCGGGGCTTCGTGCCATTACCGTGTTTGGCAAGCGCAAAATTAACGGTTACACCGCAGAAACCATTGTGGATGTGACCTGTGGCCCTAAATTTCACTAAGGAAAAATTATGGAAACACCCATTGGAAAACACATTGCCGCCGCTTTTGTCAAAGCACAAAGAGCCTTTGGCCCTGCGCTCAAAACCTCTACAAACCCGCATTTCAAATCTAAATACGCTGACCTATCTAATTGCGTTGAAGCCGTCATAGAGGCATTAAACGCCAATGGCATAGGTCTTATGCAACGCACCTATGAATCCAAAGACGGCGTAATGGTGGAGACCGTGTTTGTGCATGAATCGGGCGAGGTAATGGAATGCGGACTTTTGCACGTTCCCGCCGGTAAGCAAGACCCACAAGGTTACGGCTCGGCTTTGACGTATGCCAGGCGTTACAGCCTGTTGGCAGCAACAGGTTTAGCGCCCGAAGATGATGACGGTAATGGCGCCAGCCGCCGCACTGAGATCAAATCCACGGTTAACGAAAACCAAATAGCCGACCTACTAGCGGCAATGGATGAAGTCACCACCATCAAAGAACTTCAGGAAGCCTATAAACAGGCATACAAGGCGACAAATGGCGAGCAGGCATGGCAAGCTAAGGTCATCTCTAAAAAAGACGCTAAAAAGGCGCAATTGGAAGCCACATTATCTAAGGAGCTAACCAAATGAATGAAGCAGCATTTCCCAACCCGCATCTACGAGATGGATCGGGCATGACCATAAGAGACGTTTACGCGGGTCTTGCAATGCTAGGTTTTATTTCAATAAATGATTTGGATTTGACCCATGAAGATTACGCACGTTTGGCATACCTACTAGCAGACGCAATGCTCAAAGAAAGGGCGAAATAATGGAACAACGCACAGAAGAATGGTTTGCCGCTAGGTGTGGCAAGGTCACCGCAAGCCGTGTAGCCGACATAATTGCCAAGACCAAGACAGGGGCAAGCGCCAGCCGCGAGAATTACCTTGCTCAATTGGTTTGCGAACGCTTAACAGGCAAGCCAGCCGAGTCCTATAGCAATTCAGCTATGCAATGGGGTACAGACACCGAGCCGTTTGCCCGAGCTGCTTATGAGGCTCGGGCGGACATCTTGGTTACCGAGGTGGGGTTTGTTGACCACCCTTGGATTCCCTTGTCGGGTGCGTCACCAGACGGTTTGGCTTCCGAGGGCATGGTGGAGATTAAATGCCCAAACACCGCCACGCACATTGAAACGCTGTTAACTAAGACTGTGCCAGCCAAATACATAACGCAAATGATGTGGCAAATGGCTTGCGCCGACCGCCCTTGGTGCGACTTTGTGAGTTTTGACCCTCGGTTGCCCGAAAAGCATCAGCTATTCATCAAACGAATCAACTATGACCCCGAAATGGTTAATTTGCTTGAGAATTCAGTCATCCAGTTTTTGGGTGATGTAGACCTAAAAATCCAACAATTAGAAAGTTTGCCATGAAAAAATACAAAAACATCGTTGTCATTACTGGCACATACAAAACCAAAGATGGTCAAGAAAAAAAACGCTATCAAAATATTGGCTCTGTGTTTGTGGACGATAACGACAATCTCAAGATTAAGATGGATTCAATGCCGCTTGTGGACGGCGGTTGGAATGGATGGGCTAATTGCTATGACTTGGAGGAAAAGACAAATAAACACGAGGATAGACATGATGACATCCCTTTTTAGAGCAAGGGGGCTAGACCCCTTTACCAGCCATGCCGCAGCGGATCAATCCATAGACCTTGCCAAGCAGCACTTTGAAAAGATTGTGGAGTGCTTGCGCCGCTTTGGGCCAATGGGCAAAGATGGCATTGCCGAGCTTGTGGGGCTTGATGGCAACCAAGTGGCTAGGCGCATGAAAGAGCTTGAAAAGGATGGGCGGGTGGAGCTTACGGGGCGTACCACCAAGTCCAACTCAGGCAGATCAGAAAGAGAATGGCAATTTGTGCCAATCCAACGGGAGTTAATTTGACACAAGATGAAATCATTGAGATAACTAGGCAAGCTGGAGGCGTTTTGATTGCAGAGGCCATCCGAGAAAGGGGAGAAGCATGAAAGAAGCATTGAAATATCTTAAACCCACCGCAGTTGTTCCTATTGACATGGAGACCACAGCCATGTTGGTCAATGCGTTACGCCAAGCCATCAAAGAGTTAGAAAGCCGCAAGCTGGTAGCCGCCAAAGAACGTGAAGCCTGTGCAAAAAAAGCCGAAGCACAAAACTGCCACATGGTAGCCGCCGCCATCAGAGCAAGGGGACAAGCATGAGTTACCTTATTTCATCTTTGCCGCCTATCAAATGCTTTGTTAAGGCTGAGTTTCTCTACAACCACACCAAAGGGCATGGCGAGCTTGTGCCTTGCGTGTGGGTAAGCCTTAAAGCCCTCAGAGGCCAAGTGTTTCGGATTGAGTCGTTGCTGACCGAATACGGCGCTTTATACGACAAACTACCCATCCACGCCTATGTGTGGAAAGAGGGCGCTAGTGATTTGCCTGTGGACATTCTGCAATTGTGGGACTGCATGGGGTATCGGTTTACCATTGTTGAAAAGATCGGTTTGCGTAACCTTGGCGTTAAGTTTTTGGGCAAGGATAAACAATGGCACTTTGGTCAATATATGTTTACCGTTGACTTTTGTGCCGATGGCATGGATTTAGACACCGGCTTTACGGAAACCGCCGAGGAGCATAAATCCTTTAATTGGATTAAATTAGAAGATGGTCAATTTGCTTGCCAACCCAATAACCGTTGTTTATGGTATGACCAAAGCCTTGTGCCTGCACAAACCAAGTTTCCCGATTTCCAAGCCGCGCAACATCTATGGTCGGTAGATGGCACACGCAAATGGTCAGCGGGGGACGATTGGTTTTACACAATAGAGGAAAAACATGACTAAAGCGCAACAAGTATTTGAAGCCATAGCAATTGGCAAAGGCTATAAAAACATGACGATGGTCAAAGGTAGATACGTTAACCCAAGTATGCAAGCAAGGTGGAACTATTTTTTGCTTGGTTGGCAAATGAGAGGTGTTCAATGAGTTTTAGAGAAACTACAATTAAATATATTAAAGACATTCTCCGAGCCAAAACTATTTCCGAAGTAATTTGCGCCGAACTGCAAGACGCACATTTACGCAAGCTAGAAGCCGAAACCGCCGCCGAGTATTCTGACGCTGCCATCAAATTTAACGATAGACGAATTGAACGGCTTGAACACCGTTTGTTTCAACATAAGCAAGACAATAACTAAGGAGTTTCTATGATTGCAACATTTCTTATGTTTATAGGCGCAATTATTGGGATTGGGACATTCTTTATTTTTGCTATGGTGTTGGCACACGTTCAAAATGTGGACAATCCACAAGATTGGAGAAATTCCCTCCCCAACGATTCTTTGGGTGAAGAGTTTCCCAATAAGCACCAAGAGGTGCAAGAGTCACCTTATCCCAAATAATCTTGTTATTTTTAAAAAAATTAAGATCAATGGCGCAACGCTTTAAATGAATACTATTCATGGTTTTAGAACGCCCCGCCTTAAAGTGCAAAGCCTGTTGTTCTGGAGTCCGCGCTAGCTCTCCGCCGGTTACCATAAAACCTTGGTCGGTGGCGTATTGAATTAGCTTACAGGCATCTAACAGAAAAGCCGCTTGTTCGGTGCTTAAGCTCATTTCTTGCCCCTCATTTCCACGATCTTCTCAGCCGTTCTGCCAGCAAAATATGCGCCCATCACTAGCTGTCCCCAACCAGCAAGCAAATTTACATATCCTTCATTAGCGTTGTACCCAAAAGCCGACATGGTTGTAAAAATAAAATAAGCCGCCAAAATGGCTATAAGGCTTATAGGGCGTATGTTCTTG